GAGTTTCGCCTGTTCACCAAAGGCTGGAACGAGACCGAGAACGGTCGTTTTCTCTTTGACGATGTAGCTGCAAAATCGGTCATGGCGGCGCACCAGAAATGGGGCGTCGATTTGATGATCGACCTTGAGCACCAATCGCTCGAGGTCGCGGGCGGCGCCCCCGATCCCACGGCGCGCGACGCGCGTGGATGGTGCCGCCTTGAAATGCGCGGCGGGGATCTGTGGGCTTGTGACGTCAAGTGGACGCCTGACGGTAAGAGCCGTTTGCTCAACAAGACCCAGCGCTACGTCTCGCCCGCGTTCAAGTCAGATCCAAAATCCAAACGGGTCCTCAAAATTTTCAACATCGCGATCACCGCGATGCCAGCCACGCATGACACGCCCGCCCTCGTGGCGGCATCGATACGGAAGGGTTCAGGAATGAAGCTCGAACAAGTGAAAGCCGCGCTCGACGCAATCGCCGAAGGCGATGACGAGAAGGCCTCGGAAATCCTCAAGCACATGATCGCGGAAGCGGCCTCAGATGGTGAGGGCGAAGGCGACTCGGACGGGGGCGAGGGCGATGGAGCCGAGGGCGTTGCGTCGCCGAAGGAAGAGACCGTGATCAAGCCCGAGGTCGTTGCGAACAAGGACGATCCCGAGGAAGACGAGGACGACGACAAGAATAAGGCCGCTTACAAGGCCATGCGCACAATGTTTTTGCGCACGACCTCGTCTAAGTCGTTCGCCGAGGCGTTGAACGTCGTGGAAGGCTGGAAGGCCTCGCATACGTCACTGGCTGCCGAGCGCGCGGCGCTCGAGGCCGATCGTCAGAAGCTTGAGGCGACCGACCGCCGAGCGATCTGCATCGAGCTGATCAAGCTTGGGGCCGAGTTCCCAGCCACGATCTGGGTTGATCCCCTCGTCGTGAAAGCGAAGAAGCTCAAGCCGCGTTGGCTTGGAATGCCGATTGCGGAGCTTCGCTCTCACCTCGACGAGCAGCGCGCGGCGCGCGCCAAGAAAGAGCCGGCAGCTGGCGGCGTACAGCCCCAGCCCGGAAACACAGACGCAGGCACGGACACGGCCGATGTTTCGAAACTGTCGGCCCAGGAACTGCAGTTCTGCAAGGATGCAGGCTGCGACCCCAAAGACTACGCGGCTTTGAAAGTGCGCCGCGACGGCGCGCACTGAGCGCGGAAGGACAATAGACAATGGCAAATCTCACTAAGGGACAACCGCTTCAACCGGTCGGACAAGGCGGACGCAATGCGGTCCTTCCAGTCAAGGCGACCGCACAACTTTGGGAAAGCGCGATGGTCGCCGAGATCGGCGGCGCGCTTTGCACAGGGACCACGGCGGGCGCTGGCGACTGCGTTGGCGTGGTCACTCACGACGCGCTCGGCGGCGCCTCCGACGGCACGATCCGCGCAGAGATCATGTTCGATCGGATCTTCAAGATGGCCGCTGGGACGAATGCCCCGACTGACGCGACCCCCATGTACGCGAACTTGTACATGGAAGACGATAACCACGTCGGCACAGGCGCGGCTGGCCAGCGATTTGCTGGGCTCTTCGTCGGGTTCGAAGACGACGGCTTGGTCCGAGTTTACATCGGACACGCGGCAGTCCTCGGGCTGTTGATCGCACAGAATGGTGCGGCCCTTACTGACACGGCGACGCAGAGTGTGGGGGTCCTCTCGGACAACACGCGTTACTCGCTCGGGACGATCTCACAGAACAGCACCGTGAACCTGACCACGACCAATGCGAAGATCGGCGACATGATCACGATTTCGCGCACGGATGGGACGAGTGCATTCACCGTCACTGTCCACAACAGCGGTCCGGGCGCCAACGATCTCGCTGTGCTCGTCGTCTCAAAGGCCGGTTTCGTCAAGGCCTGGTTCGATGGCACCAATTGGCAACTAGACTCCGTCGGACACGTCTGAGCGGAAAGATCAAGGAATAGACAATGCCCCTCAATCCGTTTTTTCGCCAAGACACGCTGCCGGCGACGTCCGCCGCAGCTCTCCGAGAGTTTCAGGATCGATATCTCGCCGCCCTTGCTGCGTCCAACCCCTCGGGTTGGGCCGTCGATCACGGCGACTTGATCCCGACCGATCGCTCTGAGGTGACGTTCCCAGTCTCTCAGATGCACACCTTCTACACCCGAACCGAGTCCGAGTCGAAGTTCCGGACCCTGCGCGAAGCCTCGTTCGATATCAAGTCGGAAGAGTTCGATGCCGGTTACGAAGCCAAGGCCCTGGACATTCTCCAGAAGGTCTTTGCTTACCGAAACTGGACGCAAGCGCCGAGTCGCTTGGTCCTCGCCGAGACCCAGCACATCCACAACCAGATGGCCATCGTCCTCGACGGCTCCGGTACGCGCGGTGGCGCGGTCGGGTCGGCGAACGACCCAGGCGGCGTCAGTCGCGTCTGCGTCGATGGCGTTAACTTCTTCGCTAGCACGCACCCGATCAACATCGTCGATGGATCCGTGAAGCGTCAGATCGACGGAAGCGCAACCTGGTCGAATTATCAGAGCACGGCCAAGAACGTGCTCGGCTCGATCGCCAGCGGTAACTCGGGCGGCACGTTCTCGATCGACCTGCTTCAGAACGAAGTGACGTCGATGCAGAATGCGGTCCCTGACGAGAACGGGCAACTGCTCGGCGCGGATCCGGATACGATCCTGGTTCCGAATGACTATTTCGAGCCACTTCGCGTCGGCCTCGCCAACGCTCGGATGCTCGAGTTTATCACCGACGGTGCGATCACCGGTGACCACCCAATCGGGGCGGCAGCGGTCGACAACGTCTATAAGGGCCGCTTCAAGGTCGTGCCGATGAAGGAAGTCACTCAGGCCTCGGGCTCGACGGCCGACTGGTACCTGGTTGACTCCAAGCTCCTGCGCATGGGAATCATGCCGTGGGTTGTGATGCGCCAGACCGTTCCGTCTGCGCTCGCGCTCCGCGTTTGGGACGAGTCCTCGGACTACTTCAAGAACACGGGCCGGCTCAAGTTGTCCTCGCACATTTGGATGGGCTTCGGCCTGGCCTTGCCGCATGCGATCCGACGCATTAAGGGGCCGACTCGATAATGACTATTTGTTCGGTGGAAGGCTGCCAGCGCTCGACCAGAGCAAATGGTCAATGTGCATCCCACAATGCCCGCAGGTACCGAAAAGACTTCTCGTCGGTGCCAATTAGATCACACCGAACAGGATGTCAGATTGAAGGCTGCAAACAGATACACTACGCACGCGGCTGGTGTTCAATGCACTATGATCGTGTGCGTAGTGGGGGCGATTTAACCGCGCCAAAACGAGGCGGCGGATATGTCGATAACGAAGGTTATCGGCGTGTGTCGCCTCATGAACAATTAGAACACAGAATCGTGCTTGAGAAGCATTTGGGCCGCAAGCTTCTCAAGCACGAGAACGTGCACCACAAGAATGGTAATCGAGCTGACAACAGGATCGAGAACCTAGAGCTGTGGTCTACGTCACAGCCGTCTGGCCAGCGAATCAAAGACAAGATTATGTGGGCGCGCGAAATTCTCTCAACCTACGAGCCAGTGATTGAGATCAAGAACGGTCTCGTATTTCTTAGCGTCGCAGTATGACTTCTTACGTAACTCAATCCGATGTGTATACTTATGGCCTACCTCGCGGGGCGTTAGGAAATCCTGGTAGGCTCGTAGACACGTCGCTCGCGGCCACGAGCTCAATCACGCTCTCAGAGCATGGGTTCGTTACTGGTGACGCGATCACGTTTCGTGTACCTACCGGCTCGGGCGGCGTCTTATCTTCGCCGCTCGTAGCCGGGACGGTATACTACGCGATCTACGAGACTGACTCGACTTTCCAAGTCAGCGCGACTCCGATCGGCGCACCGATCACGCTCACAACCGACGGCGTGGCGATGATCGTAACGAAGGATCTCCCCTTCGCTCAGCTTGGCGAGTTCTACTCACGTTTCGCGGACGGGTTCATGCCCGCCCACGTTGTGCCGCTCCAGGCGCCCTACCCAATCACCGTGGTAGGCGTCGTTGCCCAGCTCGTCGCGCACAGAATCCAGATCTTGTCTGGCATGACGTCCGAGTCCATGGATGCGCTCGAGGCATCGGCAGCGAAACAGCTCACACGCTGGGCCGCTGGCCTGCCAGTGCGCGACGCGAATACACCGCCGAACAAGCCCGCGAACCTGGCCGTAAACACGAACAAGAATAGCAAGTTTATCGGGTTCATTGACGACGATTTCATTTCTCCCCGTGACCCTCTGCAATTCGACCCGCTTGAGTAAATCCCTTTCTCAATTCGCGAACGACCTGCGGCGCTTGCCTACGGTCCTCGCGCACAAGGTCGCGGCCGAGGCCGCGCCAGTGATCACGGCGCTGGCGAAGGAGTCCTTCGACGGTTCGCAGACGCCCTACGGCGTGCCATGGGCGCCCGGGGCCGAGGGCCAGAAGGTCACCCTGCACAAGAGTGGCGCGCTAGAGGGACAGATACAGTACGTGGCGATTGGTACCAAGCTTCGCGTCGCGCTCGGAGTTCGTTACGCGAAGTATCAGATCGGGAAGCGTCCGGTATTCCCGCGGCAGTCGGCGCAGCTCCCAGCCAACTACGTGCGAGCCCTCGAGCGCTTGGCCGTGCGAGTCGTTAGGCAGGAGACCGGACTTTGATACATGAGATCGGTGTGGAGCTGGCTGCGCGCATAGGCTCGAAGGGTTGTCCCTTCGCCGTCTACGATGGCCCCGAGCGCCGACCCACGACCACGTTCGGGCGCGAGCGCATCGTAATTGAGCACGACCCGAGCGGCGACTCTTTCGTCTCAAGGCATAAGGCGGACACGAACCCGCGCACGTTGCTAACTCGAACCATCGGCGTCAAGATTACGATCTACGCGCAGGCGGGAACGAAGGGCTCTATTTACTGGGAACACGTTCGCCGGGCCGAGCATGTGCTCGACATGGTGCTGTGTGGATTGAGTGTCGTTGTCAAAGAGCGAGCGAACATTTTAACGTTTCGGTCTGGCCGGATCATTGACCCGCCCGACCTGAAACCGAGTGAGACTCCGGGCGGCGCGGTTTATGAGCTCTTCGTTACGATCGATCGCGGTGTCGCGGATCGAAACTGGGATGGCAGCGCAGGCCCGACCGCCACGGTTACGCCGCAGCTGGTTGGCGGCCCCGGCCTCACATTCGTGGCCGCAGGCCACACGCTGACGCGCACCTTTGGTTCCTGGATCACAGATCAGTTCGCAGTCGGTCAATCGGTGATTATTTCCGGCACCGCGAGCAACAACGGCACGATCGGACCGATTAAGGTCCTTACTGATTTGGTCATGACGTTTGGATCCGGGCTCGTGAACGAGGGTCCAGTGCAGGGCATGGTCACGGGTATTGGAACCGCCGTCCAGAACACGGTTCAAGTTCACGAGTCCGGCGAGACGACCGAGACCGTATGATGTTATGGAGCGATAATGGCTAATCTTCCCAATGCAAGTGTGATCGTTGACGAGTCCTCTGGCTCGTTCGCGGCCAACACCGATTACGTTACCGTGCTCGGATGCGTGACCCTGAATGCCGATTCTGTGCCGCGCCTTTGGGCGTCGACTCAAGACTTGCTTGCCTTTCACGGCTACGCGCCCGGGGTTGATTATTCGGCGCTCCACTTTCTGAAGACCGGCAAGCCCGTGGTCTTCGTCGGCATGCCCATCACGAATCAGGGCGTGATCGGAAGCCAGGACACGACTGGTGTAACTGGCACCTCGGCGGTCTCGGTCACGGCCGGATCGAATGGCCCGCTCGACCAGGTCCAAGGCGTGGTCACGGTCGCGAGCATTGCGAGCGGCCTGACTTCTGGCGTCGTCGGTACGGATCAATTTGTGCTCAGTCTCTCGATGGACGGTGGCAAGTCCACGCAGCCCGTTCGCCTCGGTTCAAACAACAGCTACGCAATTCCGCAACTGGGCCTGACGCTCGCCTTTGGTCCCGGTACACTGAACGTTAACGACGTCTTCACGTTTTACACGACCGCCCCCATGTGGGGAACCACGGCCATGTCGACCGCTCGACTCGCGCTCGCGTCGCAGCAGACACCATCGCGCTCATGGATGGTAATTGGTGACGTGCCGAACAGCACTTTTGCCAACTACGTCGTGACCGAGGTCAACAACTACGACACGTCTAACGAGCGCGCCGTCTACGCCCGCGCTCAGGTCCCCGACCGCAATCCGCTGCCGAAGAAGTCCAAGGTCGGCGTCGCAATGGTCGGCGCACCGAGCGTCACCTTTGATAGTGTTGCCCATACAATCACGCGTGCTACTGGTTCGTTCCTAACCGACGGCATGGCAGTCGGTGACATGGTTACGGTTTCGGGCACGACCAGCAACAACGGTGTTCTCGGTCCGATCACGGTCTTGACCGCGACGGTTATGACGTTCGCCGCTGGTGTCGTCACCGAGGGCCCCGACGCTACCGGCGTCGCGATCGTGGCCTCCGAACAGATCACGTTCGCAGCTGCCGGCCATACGATCACGCGCGCTGGCCCGCTCGCTGGCGACTGGACGAAGGATGGTTTCGCCGTCGGCCAGAGCGTTACGATCACGGGCACGGCCAGCAATAACGTCACGTTGCCGATCACGGTCCTGACCGCGACCGTCATGACATTTGGATCTGGCCTCGCGAACGAGGGTCCATTGACTGGGACGGCCGTGTCAATCACCCAGGCTGCCTCGTTCACGTACGGCGCTTGGATCGCGGCCGAGACCGCGGCCTTTGCCACGGTCGACGCACAGAAACGCATCGACCTCGGCGCAGGTCGCGCGTACGTCCAGTCACCGATCACGGGCTGGGTCTTCCAGCGACCGTGTCAGTGGGCGGTCTCCACTCGTGAATACACGCACGACTTGCAGATCCCGACGTACCGAAAGGATGATGGCCCGCTCGACGGGTTCTCGATCACCGACGCGAATGGCAACACAGTCCTGTTCGATGATCGTAGTCCGAGCACGGGCGGTAGCATGGGCGGTGTTGCTGGGCGCTTCACTTGCTTGCGCACGTACGCCAATGGTCCACAGGGCACGTTCGTCGCACTGTCACTGACTCGAGACACAGAGGGCGCGATCCTGTCGCGAACTCATAACCTATCGGTTGCTGACCTCGCCTATGCGGTCGTGCAACAGGCAACCGAGCAGGCGATCGGCCAGGTCCTAGAGTTGAACTCGAACGGGACTGCGACCAAGGCCGCGCTCGGGTTGATTGAGAAGCGCGTGAAAAGGCGCTGCAGATCAATTTGCTGCAGAATTTTGATGAAGGGAAGCGGGCGAGCAATGCAGTTTGGCAGGCCAGCACTACCGACGTACTCAGCACGCCTGGCGCGCTGTTCAATGGGACTCTTGATCTGGTGCTTGATGGCACTCTCGAACAGATCAAGACCCGAATCCGCGTGAACCCGGGAGTCTGACCATGACGAATCAAGCCTACCCCTCACTGAACGATATCGAACCCTCTTGGGCCGATATTTCCTGTACGGCCCAGATCTCCGGCGTTGGCGTGTCCGTGCTGTCCATGGTCGACATTGCTGCGATCAAATGGAGCCGTAAAAACGAAGTTGGCGAGAAGCGTGGCGCTTCCGGCGGTCGCGTCATGTCGCGCACGACAGGCCAGGGCTCGCAAGAAGCTACAGCCACGCTTTACCGTAGCGGGAAACGAAACCTGATTACGTCGTTAGCGCAAGTCGCTCCGCGGCGCGGGAACCAGGCGCTGATCTCTCTGGTGTCTTTTGACATCGTGATCCAGCATACGCCGCCAGGGTCCTTTGACATCTTCGAGGTCTGGCTTAAGGGCTGCCGCTACCTAGGCGACAGCGACGACATGAAGGAAGGTTTCGACCCTGACAAGGTCGAGATCACGCTCAACCCAATCGAGATCGCCGATGTGGTCGACGGTCAAGAAATCGTGCTTCTGTAAGGAGAAGACAACATGGCAACGACTGATACGCTACTTGCTGACGCGACGGATTGCGAGAACAAGGCCCAGGCCTTTTCGAACGCCGCGATCAAATCCCAGGCGGACGCGATGACCGCGGCTGCCTCGCTGGCTGCGATGAATGCCGCGCATGCGGATCTCCAGACCGCGATCGCCAAGGTCATCGCGAGCGCTCAGGCCCTCGACGCGCCGCCCGCGCCCCCTGCGCCGGCGCAAGCCCCGACGGCCGGCGCCTGATGGCCACGCTTGAAGAGATTGAAGAGCGCCGTTCCGCAAGGAAAGCGCTCGCTGACAAGGCACGCCTTGAGCAGGAAACGCGAGACATGGAGGCGATCGACGCGCTCGAGGTTGAGGCGAACGAATCACTCCATACGATGACCGCGAACGGTTACAAGGCGGGCGTCCCCGTGAAGGTTGCCTTCCGGCCACCGAGTGCGGTTGAGTACAAGAGGTACTGCGACGGGATCTCGCGCTCTGAGAAGAGTCCAGTTGATCGTCGCAAGGTTCAAGAGCAACTAGCGCACGTGTGCTGGGTGTATCCTGCCAAGGACACGCCCGACCGCGCCGCTGTGCTCGAGGCCTTCCCTGGCGTTCTGATCTCACTCGCGATCGAGGTCGCAAAGGTCGCCGAAATGGCCGCGGAGTCTGAGGGAAAAGGCTAAAGGACCGGGTGCGCGAGGCGCAGCACTCGCCATACGTCCTTGCGCAATGCCTCGATTCCTGGCTGCGCAACGTCGAGACCGACGACGGCTTGCGTGACGCGCACGCTGGCCGTTTCGTTCTCGCCGAGACGATCCAGCTCGTCAGATCCTCACACACTAAGAAGTGAGCATTTTGACCGAGTAAGTATAACCGCCCTCATTTAGCCAAACCTTTGACTTGGCGAGACCTTCGTGGGTTGTCTCGATGAACTCACGCATACCGTAAGTCGGCTCAAAGTAGTGGACCACCCAGCCGTCAATTGAAGCGCGCCCGCGAACGATAAAACCGCCGTACGACGTTGAGTTCATACTCATTGAATACGGTAACTCGACCTACAAGTTTAGTCTCGAGAGCGTCTCACTTGTTGATTTCCTGAACATGGCCGATAACGAATCCACCTTCACGATCGACGTCGCGACCAAGGGCCAGGCTGGCCTTGACGCGGCGTCGAAATCGGTCGAGGTCTTGGCCGCGCGTCTCGAGACCGCGTCCAAGGCCGTGAAGGCGCAAGATACGGCTTATCGCGAGGCCGAGCGCACGGCAGACCGCGCGGCGAAGGCCTACGAGCGCGTAGGTCTGGCGGTTGCTTCGCAGCAAGCGAAAGCTGGCGACTCGTCGAAGGATGCTAAGAAGCTCGAGAACCTGATCGCTCGTCAGACCGAGCTCGCGGGGGCGGTCGCGAAGGCGAAGGCCAAGCTGGCAGAAGAGGCCTCGGCCCTCGACAAGGTTAACGCGACGGCGAAGAAGGCTGCGGGCGAGCTGAAGAAGGCCGAGGACGCCGCCAAAGATCCGCCGTACGAGAAGATCGCCCGAGGCCTTCGCAAGCTGGGCGGGCCCCTTGCGGACGCGGGCGATAAGATTGCGAGCTTAGGCTCTGGGTTCTCGAAGCTTAAAGGCGCTTTCGGCTCGAGTGCTGGCGTGATCGTCGGCACGACCGTGCTTATCGTCGCAATGGTCGCGGCTGTGATCGGTGCGACGATCGCCTTTGGCGCGCTGATCGTCAAGGTCGGCGAGTGGTCGATCGGCCTCTCGGACGCGAACAGAAACTCGCGCCTGCTCGCTCAGGGCATGACCCAGAGCGTAAAGGCCGGTGACGAGCTCTATGCGCAGGTCCGCGACCTATCGCGAAAGCTCCCGTTGACCGTTGAAGAGCTCACGGAAATGGGCAAGGGCTTTGCCTACGCGGGCTACAGCGGCAAAGACCTCTCGAACGCGATCCAGCAGTCGGCCTTGTGGGCGGCGCGCCTGAAGTTCGGCCCCGACTTTCTCAAGGCCATGATCGGCCTGGACCAGCAGACCAAGATCTTTAAGCAGAATATCGCGAGCCTGTTTGGCGGCCTTAACATCGAGCCGATCCTGTTCGCGCTTCAGCGCATGATCTCGCTGCTTGACGAGAGCACTGCGAGCGGTCGCGCTATCAAGGTTGTCTTCGAGAGCTTGTTCCAGCCCCTGGTCAACAAGGTTGCCTCGGCCCAGTTCGCCGTCGAGGCCTTCTTTTTGCACATGGAAATCTGGGCGCTGCAAGCGCTGATAGTCCTGAAGCCACACGCGTCCGTGATCGTGGGCATCGGAAAGGCTTTCCTCGTCTTGACTGCGATCATGGTTGGGGCCGCAGGGATCTTGGTCGCCCTCGTGCTTGGTCCAGTCATCGCGGTCGTGGCCGGCCTCACGACGGCGATTTACGGCCTGATGCAGGTCGCGCACGTGGGCTACGCGATGGTAGAGGGGATCGTTTCAGGGATCAAGACCGCGGGCCCGAAGATATTAGAGGCAATGAGGGCCGCGGTAACGAACGCGATCGATGGCGTTAAGAAACTGCTCGGGATCGCCAGCCCCTCGAAGGTCTTCGCGGAGATTGGCGTGCACACCGGCGAAGGTATGCAGGCCGGGATCGAGAGCTCGTCAGGTGGCGTACGCGCGGCGCTCGATTCGATGGCGGCCCCGCCCGCGCAGACCCCAGCGGGCGCGTCCGCTTCCACAAGCGGAACGGGTCGCCAGCTGAACCTTTCCGGCGCTCAGTTCACGTTCAACGGCGTAAAAGACGCCGAAACCGCCGAGGCTCGCTTCGCCGAGGTGCTAACGCGCTTGATCGAGGGCGATGCTTCGCAGCTCGGGGCGATGGTGCCAAATGCCTAATATCATTGATGACGAATCGTTGTACAACGTCATCGTCTTGTCGGGCAAAAAGTCCCCAGGCAAAGTCACGCTTTCAGGCCACGATCGAAAGGTCGTCTGGGATGTGCAGGGCGGCCCATTCTTGAACGGGGCAATCGTTCGTTACAAGTGGACGCCGCCCGTCGAGTTCACAGCGAGCTTCTACCTGACTAAATCAGTGGCCGACGAGCCCGATGATTTCACGGCCTGGCCCGCGTTCCAGAAGGTGATCGAGTCCTCGGTCTCGAACCCGCGCAAGCCCTCGGCGCTGCAAATCTACCACCCTGACTTGGCCGCGAACGATATCACGAGCGTAGTCAAGGCCGAGGTCGGGGGCATGGTTTACGACGGCAAGGGCGGCGCAAACATCGCGGTAAAGTTTCAAGAGTATCGCCCACCTCGGAAACAGGAAGGCGTGCCCTCTGCCAAGCCACAGCCAGACCCTAACGCGGCGCTGAAGAAGCAAGTAGATGCCTTGACCACACAGTACCAGAATACACCCTTCGGATGACCGTCAACGCCACGATCAACGGCAACAGGATCACAGAGGCAAGGATATCCATTCCTGCCTGGGGCGCGTCCTATTGCGACGTGGCGATCGAGGGAGAGGTCAAGATCACTGGCACGGCCACCGTCGTGGTCTCGGACCTCACGATCGTTGGCACCGTGCTCTCGGGCGGTCCTGGGCAGGGGCGTTCTTTTTTCCGCACCGTTGCAGGCGCGGGCGGCTGGGGTAAGGTCCTGCCCAAAAAGTCCTACGCCAATGATGCAGGGGTCAAGCTCTCGCTCGTT